AGAAGATGTTTGTCCGTTTCGATTTCTTTTATTAACGTTTGAATTGTTGTATAATTTTTTAAAGTTATCACCACCTTTATCTAAGGCGTTTGACGTTGATCCCATCATGCACTTACCAACTATTCTAGAACCTAGCCTAAGACAAGTTTTGGTTACCCGCCAGTTGTTAAGTATATTGTCAGGTCTTTCCCACTTACCACTTTCATCGTGAACTAGTAGGCTAAGTTTTTCACCATCATAACTGTTATCACCCGTGTTTTTCCAATCGATTGTAGTGTCTAGACCTTGTATGTCTTCTAGCTTTTCTTTTGATGTAATTTTTTTACGAGTAAATTTACTTGCAGGAACACGGTAAGCTAGCTCAGATTTTGGTCTATCCATACCATCTTGTATTGGCTTAAAAAAGAAAGGGTAGTTTATGGATATTGGTACAACCTTGTCTGTAAACATCTTTTTAGCATCGGCACCAGACTTAGATAATATACCGTACCTACTATCACTAGATATTGTTGCTTGGTTAACGGTTTCAGCACTACTCATGAACGAAAAACCAGAACGCCTGTTTTTAAGATAACACATACCGTAACATCTAATATCCGCTTTACAAGCTTCCCAAAATATAAAAAACAATCTATTTGCTTCACGAAAGTCTGGAGCACCAACGTCTATCTTGCTCCATTGAAGATACATATAATGACTACCGGGTAGATATGTAGTAGTTCCATCGTTGTCGAACCAAAACCCTTCGTCTCTACGTTTAAACTCTTCGTCTATATAGTCATACCACTGTTCTTTTTGTTCTTCAGGATACTCTCTCCAGTCGAATATGCTTTTTATTTTCTTTAGTATAGAAGGTTTTTCAAGCTGCTTCCATTTTTTAAGCTCGTTGCTATACACATTTTTCGGAGCTAGAGGTAAAGCAATTTTTAAACCTTGTATATCGTATATTTCGCCAATTTGACCTGTCTTAGATATAACGACAACACCGTGCTCTTTGTTATAGCCGTAGCCCCACTTCTTAGACTTATTAAGTCTTTTAATAGTGTTGCTTCTTATTGGTTGTATTATTTTATATAAACTCTGTTCGTACATTATTTAGATCTACCTTCAGCAAAACCTTTAAAAACTCTTTCCTTTTTTTCTTCTACAACTTTGCCGTCAAGCAAAGCCTGCTCTTCTTGTATACGATTAAGTATTTCAAAGGCATCGAATATAGCTAGCTTTTTTGTAGCCGCAGCATTTTTAAGTCTATCAGCGGTAATGTCATCACCACTATCAACAATAGCTTCTTTAGCCACTTTAATAAGTTCTTCAACTGCTCTATGTCCAGCTTGGATTATACTCTTCTTCGTCTCCTTGATATTCATATTTAATTGTAATAAAATTAGACATTACTCTATACAGCCTTTTTCCATCTATAACAAACTCATACTCAGAGCTAGGCCTAAAACCTACTAAGTCTCCTATGTCTACAGTACCATCAGAGTATTTAACTATACCTATTAGCGGTTTTTCTTTTTCTGCAGAAAAATCTTTATTGTCTTTTATGGGTTGAATAAAACAATATCCTTTAGGCGCTTCCCACTTAGAATCTTTAAACCTTGTCCAGTTTGCATGAGGTTTATACAAGAATATTTGATCTTGATAAACCACATAAGTTTCTTCGTTAAAATAGTTTTTGCTATTTCTTTCGTTACCGTGTTGATCTTCCCACCTTCTAAAAACGTTGTGGTGAACTATAACTGTATCGCCGGGTTTTATACCTAACGTATCTTGATGAGTAGGTACGCTTATAACTTTAGCCTCCCTGTTGACGAACTGATGATTAAAGTTTTCAGAGTTCACAATTAGCTCTTTGTCACCTACAGACTTTGTGTTATTGTATCTAGACCCCAACGGTCTTACAACAAAACCGTAAACGCTTTTCATTAGTACTCTAGGTTATACTCTACGGATACCGCCATGTTCTTATTGAAGTCTTTCCAAGGTAGTACGTCTTTTCTTTTTTTTATATATATAGAGTACTTGTCGTCTTCTTCAATAATGTCGCATATAACGTGACCACCATAAACCTCTTGCCCTACGGAGTAGTGCATTGAGTCTATCTTGTAGTCTTTACCTATTGTTATTTTACGAATTAGCTTGCTCATCTTCCGTGTATTTTATAGAACCATCTTCTATGTTAATGTCAGCAGAGCCATACTCTTTTTTAAACTCACCTCTCATTTTAGAAATTATATCGCTTACTTGAAAGCATAGGTGCAGCATCTCGTGTTTGCGAGTTTCTAGCGCACCTATTTGATTTTGGTAGTTTTGCAGTGATCTTACTGCTGCTTGAAGTTTTTCTAGTTGATCGCTGTTAATGCGATCAGGTCTAAGGTCTTTAGCCTTAGGCGTCTTTCTTTTTGCCATTTTATTTAATTTAATTAATTATTATTACAAGTCGTTTCTTGCTTGTATGTCTGCTCTTGCGTTGGTTAAATTATCACCTGAAAGAACGTTGTTGTAAATTGCTAATTCATATATTATTCCTTGCGTCGGGTTTGCTCCTGTGGGAGACTGAGCGCCTACGCTTCTAATTATCCAGTCTTTAGCAACGTCTAAAGTGTCAGTGCTTACTGCTGTCCCGTCAAATATAGTTGTTAAATTGTTAGAAGCTGCGTTTGTTCTAGATAGTTCAAATAAAAATTTAGTAGTAGGTATATTGCTAGATGCTGTTACATTTTTGTCTACAGGCCCATCAGATCCAAACTTATATCTCATTTGGTTAAGGTTTCCACCTTTGAAAAATCTTAAAAAATTAGTGGAAGCATTAACCCCAATGGCAGTCTCGTTGTTAGCTCCTTCAAGATCTATAACCATAAACAAGTGAAAGGTAGTTAAAGATATTTGAGTTCCTGCATCTAGAGCGTCGTTTGCACCGTCAAAATTTAATCCGCCATTGGCAACTATAGTAGGTCTTTGGCTAGACTCGCTTTGGCTCCAGCTCAAGTGCCTAGCTCTGTCAAACCAACTGCCAACAGCTTCGCCAACAGTTCCAGTGTATCCAGACCCTGACTGAAGCCAACTGACTAATCCTGACACATCAGATAAATCAAATCTATCTCCCTTGTGATCTGATATATAGCTTCCTAACCCTAGCATTATTTACCAAAGTAACAAATTATACCACCATCTTCATCATCAGCGGCTATGGATACTGAATCCCATCTACCGTATATAGTTAATCCTTTAGGAAAAACTTGCGTGCTGTCAATAGCTAAGCCACCAACACCTTGGCTACTTATTTCTTTTGGTCTTAAAAACGATAAGGTCTCGTCGTTTGTAATATCTGCAGAAGCACTGATTTGTATTTCTTTTGTATTATTGCCATCAGGATCTAAAATGGTAACAGTCCCGTGTAAAACACCCGTAGCGCCATCGTAGACTTCATCACCAACTTTTATATCATCAATACTTCCTGTACCCGCGTTTTCTTGGTCAAATATTATTTTGTTTGTAGTAGCGTCACCTTGATTTACTGTTCTAGTATAACGACCACTATCGTGCGCAGCGGCGCCTATGGTTGGAAATACGTCCGAGTCTTTTGAAGTCAAAACATCAAGAGATGTGTCTGCTAAAAACTGAATAGCTACTATAGCTAACTCTTCTGGCGGTGTTATAGTATTTGCGTTGAGATCGGCGAATGCAGATCCAAATTGACCAAAGCTATAAGCTACTTCTGTTGAATTTTGTGCCATTTTATCTTTTTATCTTTTCGTAAGAGCGTCCACCAAAGTAGGCGCCTATTACAGTTATTAATACTAATTGTAGTAGATCAACCCACTTGTCCTCTACTGTAAACATAATTACACCAGCATCTATAAAAATTAGCAGTGTAGTGCAAATAACTAGCCAAGCTAACACTAATGGGCGTATAGATTTACTAAGCCACGAATCAGACTGCATGTCTGACTTCCATCTAGCTGTAACTTCTTCTTGCATCTTAGCCTCGCTGTCTAAAAGCATTTGCTTTATTTTAGCTTTAGCCTCATCGCGTTCTTTGTCTGTAGTAATAACCTTATCAAGTATACCCTCTGCGTTATCAACTACTTTACCTAATATTCCTCCAAGCAGGTTGTTTATCATTAGTCAACTTTTATTATATTGCCTCCTCTGCTCCTGTAGTCGTTGTCAGGAACAAACCCGTCTTTATCTAGCTTAATCACTTTGTTAGGGTCTTTGTACATTTTACCAGAGTCTACATCTTTATAGCCGTCTTTAGTTTTTTCTAAGTATTGACCAGCTATAATTTTAGTTTGGCTATCATCTGCAGCTTTGTCAGCCATCATGTCTTTACCAAAGTTTTGAGCCATTTTCTTATCAACAACCTTACCACCAGAGGTCATCATTTTATCATCGTTTTTTTTCTTTAGTGGCGACTTATTAGCGTCTGAGTTACACTTACAGTTCTTGCCGAAAAAGGCTGAACCTGACATATTGAATCCGTTTGATTTTTTAAAGTTTGGCATAATTAATATTTTTTAGATTTACAACCTCTTTTAGTTAAAGCGGAATCTTTTCCACCCTCTTTTTTTCTAC